GTGGCCAACAAAAAATGCACAACCTGGCAATCGGCGAATATGATGTTGTGGTTGAAACTGGACCAAGCTTTGCCACTCGTCGGGCAGAGGCTGCCGCTTCAATTGAAAAAACGGTCAAAGCATTCCCTCAATTGATGAGCGTGGCATCTGACATTTTGATCAAAAACATGGATTGGCCGGGGGCTGATGAGCTTGCGGAGCGGTTGAAAAAGACCATTGATCCAAAACTTTTGGCTGATGACAAAGCAAATCCAGTCCCGCCACAGGCTCAGGCGCAAATGGCTCAAATGAATGCCATGATCCAACAATTGACGCAGTCTTTGAACATGGCAAATCAGGTGATTGAAAATAAAAAATTGGAACTTGCAAGCAAAGAGCGCATTGAGCTTGCAAAACTGCAAATGGGTGCAGAGGAAACGCTTTTAAAGGTCGGAAATGACCATGCTCAGTTTTCACTGGAGCAACAAATTGCGCTCATTGATAAGAAAATGGCCTTGCTCCAAGCGCAACAGCCATTGTCTCCACAACCAAATTCAAACCTGCAAATGACTGGCCCTATGGCTGCGTCTGGAGCGGGACAAAACCCACAACCTACCGGCGGGATGCCACCGGGTTAAAATCATGGAAGGTAAAAACCATGCAGCAAGTTGAAGTCGTATCAACAACTGATTCAAAGGAAGATGTTGCCCGAGCACAAGGCATGTATTCCAAAAAATCAAAAGTTGAGGAAAAATCCGCGCCTGAGCCAAAACCGGCTGAGGCAAAAGCCCCTGAAGCGTCGGAAACTCCAGAAAAAGACATCGAAACCTCAGCAAAAATTGAGGATGACGATGTTGATGAAACCGAAGAGAGCGAAGAGTCCAGAGATGCTGAAAAGCCAAAGAAAAAAGGCGGATTTCAAAAGCGTATCGACAAGCTCACAAAGTCTAAGACTGCTGCTGAGCAGGAGAGGGACTATTGGCGGGAATTGGCGCTCAAAAACAGCGGTCAAAAGCCGGCTGATTCTGATCGACCTGTAATCGATGCGAAAAGCGAAGCCCCGAAGGATGCAAAACCAGACCCTGAAAAATTCAACTCGCAAGCTGATTATCTTGAAGCTTTGGCCGATTGGAAATATGAACAAAGGACCAAAGCTGTTGAGATGGCAAAAAAGGTTGAGGCTGCAAAAATTCAGCACGAAAAAACCGTGCGTGGATTTCAAGAGCGGGTCAAAGAATTCAAAAAAACGGCAACAGATTTGCCTGAAGTTTTGGAAGCGGTTGACCACATCCCTTTGAGCCCAGCACTTCAAAACATCTTCATTGAATCAGAGCGCGGCCATGAACTCATGTATGACTTGGCAAAAGATCCAGCAGAATATGAGCGCATTGCAAAACTTCCGCCTGAGCAAGCCGGAATGGAAATGGGAAAACGCGCTTCAAGGCTTGCTTCAAAATCTTCGGATGCTGAACCAGAAACAAAAACAACAAAAGCGCCACCGCCAATTAAACCAGTGACTCGAGCAAATGCGGTCTCCACAAAAGATCCAGGCGAAATGAGTTATCAGGATTACAAGGCATGGCACAAAAAACAATTTGGATCCTGAAAGGATAAAAAATGAGCAACAGTATTTTAACCATTTCGATGATCACTCGCGAATCAATGCGGGTGCTTGAGAATAATCTGAAATTCACAAAAGGCGTCAATCGTCAATTTGACGACAAGTTCGGTGTTGAAGGTGCCAAAATCGGCTCCACTTTAAACATCCGCTTGCCCGCTCGATATGTTGGCCGGTCTGGACCTGTTTTGTCTGTTGAAAACCAGACTGAAACCTATGTTCCATTGACTCTGTCCAATCAATTCGGCGTTGACGTGCAATTCACTTCTGCTGACCTTGAATTGTCTATGGATGATTTTTCTGAGCGATATCTGATGCCAGCAATGGCAGCTGTCGCCAATAAAATCGACCGTGACGGCTTGGCTCAGGCGCTCAATGTTTATCAAACTGTCGGTGTGCCCGGAACCACTCCCGCGGCATTGTCGACATATTTGGCAGCAAGCGCGAAACTGAAATTTGCAGCAGCTCCAGAAGACAATTTGCGCTCTATCGTGATTGATCCAAATGCAGAGGCGTCGATTGTCAACAATCTGACAACTCTGTTCAATCCGTCTCAGGAAATTTCGGACCAATATAAAGACGGCAGCATGGGCCGCGCGATTGGTTTCAAATGGAATGCAGACCAGAACGTGAACAGTTACACCACAGGACCTCAAGGCGGAAGCCCACAAGTCGCGGCTGTGCCTGCCAGCGGAGCAACATCGATTTCAACTCAAGGCTGGACTGCATCGGCAGCCATTCGCTTGAATGTTGGCGATATCTTCACAATGGCCGGCGTTTATGCCGTGAATCCTCAGTCCCGCGCGACAACTGGACAGCTGCAACAATTCGTTGTCACTTCTCAGTTCAGCTCAAGCGGTTCTGGCACTGGCACCTTGTCGTTTTCTCCTGCAATTGTGAGCTCTGGACAATTCCAGAACGTGTCTGTACTTCCAGCGGTGAATGCTGCGATTGTTGTGCTTGATGCTTCCGGAAATCCTGGAAACACAGTTTCACCAATGAACTTGGCATTTCACCGAGATGCGTTTGTGCTTGGAACTGCTGATCTGCCATTGCCAAAAGGCGTCGACATGGCTTCGCGCGTGTCTGACAAAAAAGTGGGCGTTTCAATCCGTATGGTTCGAGCCTATGACATTGTCAATGACATGTTTCCATGCCGTCTTGATGTCTTGTACGGCTGGAGCACAGTGTATCCTCAGTTGGCAGTTCGGATCCAAGGCTAATTAAAACTTGAGCCGAATCAGCAATGATTCATCCCCGGAAGGGCTAAAGATCCAACCGGGGAGCTCACAACAAAAAACAGGAGAATAAAAAATGAGCAATCCAGGACCAAATGTTACATCGACCTCAAATTTGACCCAGACCAATATTCCAGGAAACTCTGATGGCCATTTAGTTGGCGCATCGTCTTCCGCCTATGTTGGTTTTTGGGGCGCAACTCCAATCGTTCAACCAGGAAGCCCCGCCGGCAACGTCCACACTGTGACAGCTGGCTCGACAACCGCGGTATATGTGAACACTTCATTCGACGGCAGCATCGGATCGACAGCATACACATTGGGCGATATTGTTGCGGCTCTGAAAAGCGCCGGACTTTTGGCGAAATAATATCTAGGCCGCTGGTTTCGGCTGGCGGTCTTTTTTGTGGAGAGTGAAGATGGATTATCCAAGATGGAAACATCACGCAGAGCAAGGTGCAAAACTGGTTCAAAGCAAAGAGCACGAAGAGTCACTCGGCGAAGGCTGGGGAGACGATTCGGCTGTCTGGCGGCCGCATCTCTTGAAAAAGGATGTGGAGGTTGAGATTCACGAGCAATTGGCGCAAGTCTCGTCTGAAGATCAAAAACCAAAAAGGGGACGCAAAAGTGCCACTGATAAAATCAGCCAGTAAACTGGCATTCAAGCAAAATGTTCAAGCTGAAGTTGAGGCCAAGCGACCAGTGAAACAAGCGGTTGCCATTGCATACAGCGAAAAGCGTGCTGCAATGAAAAAAAGGCCTAAAAAATGACAATTGCTGACATTATTCGTCTGGCAATGATGACAATTGGCGTGCTCGCAGAGGGTGAGGCGCCAAGCGCCGCTCAAATGGCGGACGCAATTAGCCTGATGAATATGCTTTTTGACGCATGGTCGACAGAAAAGCTTTTTGTCTATTCGGTAACTCAAGACGTGTTTTCTTTTGTGGGATCCCAGCAAACCTATCAATGGGGAATCGGAGCTCCTGATTTTACCACAGCCCGTCCGGTTTATATTCAGTCAGCATCGGTTCGAATTAGTCCCGGAAATCCCCAGCAAATTGATATTCCCCTTGAAATTTACAATACAGACCAATGGGCGAGACTTTCAGTTAAAAACACCTCTGGGGTTTGGCCCACTCGTCTCTATGTTGATTTTCAATTTCCATATGCAAAATTAAATTTTTGGCCAATTCCTCAAGGCGTGAATCAAGTTTATATCAACTCTTGGAAACCGCTTGCCGCGGTGACAGGACCGACAGAATCTTTTTCGCTTCCGCCAGGATATTCCGATGCGGTCATGTATAACTTGGCGGTCAGGCTTGGCATGATGTACGGCAAACCACTTGTGCCAGAGCTTGCCGCATATGCATCAAGCTCAAAGGCCAAGCTCAAAATCTCTTTGAATAAAGTTTTGTTGATGCGGGC